CGGCGCAGTCGTTAGTCTCGTTCATCTCGTTGCTGATCTTCATTACCGACTGGTAGTCCATGTCCAATTCCCCGTGCTGTTTAGTAACAATATGCGCACACATTACGACCTATCAGACCCAGGCGCAACAGCTAAATTGAATTAATTTGCAGTAAATTCGGGTACAATCCGCTTACTATGAAATTTTCGGACCTTGCCATTAATAGCTACCTCCCCGGCCCCCTCCCACCAGGCTCCCCTCCCCCTCCTGGACAAGCACACCAGTCGCGTCTCCGTTTAGCACTTACAGCTGACTTTCATGCAACCCCTAACCCTAGCAACAGCACTGCTTATACACACTACTTACTATATATAAATGGTATTACATAATAATTATTTTTTAATACCCTATATAGGGGGATCCCCCATGAGCCCCCCTCCCCTCTCTCTACCCTATCTAAAATAATTAAACATACTAAGGGGGAAAAGATTGTTTTCCTACCACTTAGTTACCCTGGACTCGGGGGAGGGGTTATCTGGTAGGCCCCCTGCATATAGGGTATGCTTAATAAACACCAAACACGGAGATCTCCAATGAATACGCGATTAAACCACGGGCAAGCGACTGACGTCATTAAGAACTTAAACACACCCTACTTCAGCGCGGACTTCTACCGTATGCAGCAAGACCCCGAGGAGGGGTTTGCGTTTGCATTGCGGGACAAACCGGATCAGATATTGCGGGACGTTCTATACCATGGCAGTGACGAAGCGCTCGCACTGTTTAAATACGCCGCAGATTGTGGTTATGTGGTGGTCGTTGAACCCAACACAATCCATTCGCATTATGATATTAAGGACATTGAAGACGTTGCTGGTGCGCCTTACTTCTTTATGAGCCACATTGCAATGCAAATTGCATTCCCCGACCGTTACTTTGAACACTTTGGCGGTGAGCACGTTTGGAACTACAGCGACCCTCGTATGCGTGAGCTGTTAACCCTGTGTATAGATTGCATGTCCCAAACTAATAGACCCTCGGATTGGAAAGGTAATCACGAAGCAGTAAGCACAGCTCCAAAAGTCGGGCGCCCTAAAAAGGTGGCAGCTGAGCCAAAAGAAACCAACAGCGGTCACAGCAAGTGGGTGGAAGCGTGCAAGCAACACAACGACAACATGAAGACCTTATGGTCAGCGTTCTTATCAATCTGCAGTGAGCGGGCACAGGTACGGGAGCAGGTGGAGCAATGGAAAGCGAATGAACTTGCGCTTGCTAACCAGCGGATCACTGAGGTGACTGGCATTGCGGACAAAGAGCTGTCCCAATGGGTGGAAAAGGTTAAGGCAGCGCAAGCAGATCACCTTGAAGCAAAGCGTCAACGCAAACCGGTTCGCAAAGACTTTGTATAGTTGCGATAAACCAACGGTTCGCGCTATAGTGCTCACCTACCTAAAGCATACCCTCCTATCCAACAAAGGAAAGCAAGATGCCCGATATACAAACTACACAGGAGCGGTTTGACGACCTGTATATTACCAGCTCTGAAATCCAGCGTTTATTAAAGGTTGACCGGTCAGCAATACTATCAGCAAGGCGCCGCGGAATGTTGCCCGATGCTGTAATGGTGCGCGGCGTGCGTGCGTACATTTGGGAGCGTAAACATGTGGCACCCTTTCTTGCCGCTTGGAAGATTTGCCTTGCGTCACGGAGAGGGGAGCTTGCATGACCTCACTGGTTGGCGCAGATTTGTGGCGCTTGCCTGTCGAGATGCAACAGCGGGCTCAGTGGTGTTTAGCTGGTCCTGACAAAGCACCTTACCTCGCAGGCAACAGCGGGTTATATAGAGCCAGTCCTATTGCAGGTCCTTGGCTTAACTTTGAAACCGCTTGCACGTATGCCAAGGAACACGGCGTAGGCGTTGGATACATTATAACGGAGGATGATCCTTACACCTGCATAGACATGGACGTTAAGGATGTTGAAAGCAGGGACCCACAGGGGCAACCCTATTCCAAAGAGCTTTTAACCACAACAACACAGCTCAACTTCTATTCCGGTATTGTGCAGTTCGCTGAGTCCTACGCCGAGTTCAGCACCAGTGGCAAGGGTCTCCATGTATGGGTTCAAGGTAGCGTAGGAGCAGGCAGGCGCGGCAAGGGTATTGAGGTTTACTCACGTGAGCGCTTTATGGTCTGTACGGGGCGACCTGTGTCGCTTGTGGATTATCATGTGTTGAACGGGGTTGCAATACCTACCGCACGGGAGGCGCGTCAGTTACCCATTGCAAACGGGGACATGATACTGCAGAACCTTACACGGGAGCTCGGTGTTGCAGGTGCAGCGGTTACGCTTGGCGAGGTTGAACCGGACTACACGGATGAGAAGTTATGGGAGATCGCGTTAAACGCTTCCAACAAGGATAAGTTCATAAGCTTGTGCAAAGGTGCATGGCAACAGTTTAACTTCCCAAGCCAATCCGAAGCAGACCTCGCATTGATGTCAATGCTCACCTTTTACAGCAAGAGCAACGCACAGTGTAGACGCATATTCCGCCAGACAGCATTAGGGGAGCGGGAGAAAGCTGTACGCGACGACAGGTACCTTGACAGGACGTTGCAGATAATAAGGGGACGGCAGGAAAAGGAAGCTTCCAGCACTGCACACGGGGAAGCGGTAGCGCTTGCACTACTAAGCAATGCAAAGATAGATGGCAACGAATCTTCGCTCAAGGACAGCCCGACAGTGAAGAACATGGTGCAAAGCATTGACCAGACGCAACATAGCAAGGGTAAACCCAACGTCGTTGACTTTAAACCTCCCGAGGTTGACGGGTTGGACTGGCCCCCTGGGCTAACAGGTGCCATTGCTGGTTTCATTTATCAAAGCGCACCACGACCGGTGAAAGAGGTTGCTATTGTTGCAGCGCTTGGTCTTATGGCTGGGATGACGGGTAAGGCGTACAACGTGGGCCAGACGGGTCTTAATCTTTACATAATACTTATCGCCCGCTCTGCTATTGGGAAGGAAGCAATGCACAGCGGTATCGGGCACCTGTTAAGGAGTGCGTGTGGTCAGATTATATCCCCCTTTGTTAACTTTACGGATTACGCTTCTGGACCTGCACTTACTAAAGGTACAGGGGAGCAATCGTCTTTCGTTAACGTCATGGGCGAGTGGGGTCGCAAGATGTCCCGCATGGCAGACGACCACAGGGACGGGCCTATGCAACAGTTGCGCACGGTTATGACTAACCTATACCAGAAGTCAGGCGCCGCGTCTGTGGTGGGCGGTATAAGCTACTCCAACAAAGAACAGAACGTTGCAGCGGTCAACGCTATTGCATACAGCATGATCGGTGAAACGACACCTGGAACCTTTTATAATGCGTTAACACCTGCAATGATGGAAGACGGTTTCCTATCCCGATTTAATATCATAGAATACTTAGGGGAACGACCTGCGGAGAACAAAGAACAACTGATGGAAGTCCCCTTGGAAATTAGCAACACCCTAATGGGCATCGCGTCACATGCAATGGGCATCATTACCAGCCCCGGAGCAAGCTGCATACAAATACGGTTTGACCCTGAACCGAAGAACATGCTGGACGAGTTTAACCTGTATTGTGACGGTCGTATAAGGGAAGCTGGCGGGAATGAAAGCATTAGGCAAATCTGGAACCGTGCGCACCTTAAAGCGTTAAGGGTATCCGGTGTCCTGGCTGCATCAGATAACCACATTTCGCCCACCATTAATAAGATCCATGCAACGTGGGCAATTAACCTTATTATAAAGGAAGCTGAATCATTGCTTGCTAAAGTAGAGGGTGGCGACGTTGGGGTTGATGACAGTTCCAGGTTCCTCAAGTTGGTAAGCATCTTCAGTGACTTTATAAAAGGAAAGGTTGCTGTTAGTTATAAGATAGACCCTCGTATGGTTGCGGATGGTATTGTTACGCGAGGGTATCTTGGCAAGAGAACTCAGCAAGTGCAGTGCTTTGTCAACTACCGTATGGGTTCAACAATGGCTTTGGATCATACCTTAAAAACGGCAATCGACAGCGGTAACATTATGGAGGTCAACAAGGATAAGGCTGTCGAACTGTACGGTTATCACGGTCGCTGCTTCCGTATCCTAAACGTAGACAAATAATCAGAAGTTTACGTTTGCATACAGGTGAAGCGTGTAGTACAGTTGCTTCCGTAGTAAACACATTAACACGTTAGAGGGTTTGATTATGATGTCACACACGGATCTGGTTCGCGCACTGGTTAAACCAGGAGCTGATATCGTTGCACAAATGACAGCTGAAACTGCGCACGTCCTGCACATGGCGGTCGGTATAAGCGGGGAGGTTTCCGAGCTGGTACTTGCTGACCAATTTCAGGACGACCAAAACAGAGTTGAAGAGCTTGGTGATATTGAGTTCTATTTCGAAGGGTTGCGCCAATGTTGCTCTGCACAGCTTATCCACCCAGTTCAGAAATCAATATCCACAACTGGCAAGGCGTTGACATATTTGGTTATTACTTCCGGTCAAGTGTTAGACCTTGTGAAGAAAATTGTTGTATACAACAACCCTGCCTTGGATCACATTCTTGAATCCCACCTGCTAGAACTTCGAAACGCTTTGGACGCCTATTACAGGGCATCCGGTATACATAAGCGTGACGCAATTACAAACAACATCAGCAAGCTGAGCAAACGGTACAGCAAGCTGACCTATTCGGATCTCGATGCGCGTTTACGTGCTGACAAGGAATAACCATGCCACAAATAGAAGATGAAATTGCTGTAGCGCTTGCAGCACTTGCACAGAAGCGCCTGGATAAGCGAGTTGAAGAGGTAAGCCGACAAGAAATCCTAAACGTTGCGCTCTTCCGTATTGTTAACCAGCAAGGCGGCTCTGTAACGCTACCTTTTGACGTTGTAAACGCGGACGGTATGGGTGGCATAGGGGTTGAAGTAAACCCTGCTACAAAGACGGTGACGTTCTCTACGGTAACTGCGGAACAAGCAGAGGCTATGCAGGAATCCGAAACCACTGAAAAGCACTGAGGCACAATGCAATGACTGAAGTTCCGGAGAACACCTTTACAAAGGATGATCTTGCAAAGTGGTATGAAATGAACGATAACCTCAAAGCACTAAGAGGGTCTGAAATGGTACTGCGCAAAAAGATCTTTGGCGCTGCATTCCCTGACCCTAAAGAGGGAACCAACAGTTACGCGATGGAAGACGGTTACGTCCTAAAAGGGAAGCACAGCTTAACACGTGAAATTGATCCTGGTGCATTTGGTGCTATTAAGGATATGATGCGCGAAGCGGGTGTAAACCCTGACGAGCTTGTGCAGTACAAGCCCAGCCTTGTTCTTAAGAAGTACCGTGAGCTGGGCGAGGATAACAAACACTTGTTTGAGCAGTGTCTAATTATTAAACCGGGCTCGCCCAGTTTGGAAATTGTACTACCTGCAAAAAACAGGAAGGCATAACATGAGAGTAACCATAATTGCAGACGCTTCCCACTGTCCCGATACAGGGAAAGCGGGTTATGGTTTTTGGATTGCGTGTGGTCGGGGCAAGCGTGGCGGGGACGGTATTATGCGGGTTGATGCTGTCAATAGTATTGCAGCAGAAATGATGGCGCTTAATAACGCACTTCACGTCGCACGCAAAGTTGGATTAATTGAAGAAGGGGATGAGCTATTACTGCAAACGGACTGTCAAGCTGCAATTGACGCCTTTGAATTTAAGAGGCGAAACATTACCAAGCAAGAAGAGGGGCTCGTAGAATGGTTCACCCTGTTTACCCTTGACAACAAGGTGATGGCAACATTTAAGCACGTAAAAGGTCACACCAACAATGAAGCGGCCCGCTTTGTTACAAACTCGATATGCGATAGGAAAGCACGCGCCAACATGCGTCTTGCCCGTGACAAGTACCGCATAAACAAAATCAAGGAGTTCTTAAATGATTAAGGAACAAGAACTGGTTCTTACACAATTGAACCGTGTGATGCAGATTTACAAAGCGTCAGAGGGTTCTATTAGACCTCACTTTATACTTACTGGCCCCAGCGGGTCAGGAAAGTCACATGTCGCTGCACACCTTGCTGAAGAGCACGAAGTGGACTTCCTTGAGATTAACGCCGCTCAGTTAACTAAGGAAGGAACATCTGGCAACAGCTTGTCCAAAGCGTTGTCCCCGCTTGCAAATAAAGCAACCGGCCTCACTATGATATTCGTGGACGAGTTTGATAAGCTATTTATTAGCGGTAACAGCAACAGCCACTTGGCGCACGAAACCACTAACGGGGTTCAGAATGAGTTCCTAAAGGTAGTGGAGAGCCGTAGCGCCAGTGTATACGGGGATTATGGCAAGTATGTTGACGTATGCGTGGACAAGGTGCTGTTCGTGTTTGCAGGTGCGTTTAATGGGGAAGACGACTTGTCCCTTGACCGCTTGCGGGACTTCGGTATTAAAACTGAGTTCCTGGGACGTGTTGGTTTAATTTACAACATGAAGAAGCTGTCCCTTGAATCCATGTATTACACACTATTGAATTCCCGCTTGCTGAAGATGTACTTAAAACTATTCCCTGACGTACAGAAGGAGGTTGTGGTTAGGGAGATCATGGAAGTGGTTGCACGCTTACACGAGCAGAACACCCTTGGCATCCGCATTCTTAATACCCTGCTTAACCGGTACTTTATTAACGATGGTAAGCTGGAGGAATGCGAAGTGCAGCAATCAAGCTTCCAGAAAACCTTAACCTTTAAGGCTGGCGAATAATGAAACCCATATTGGCATGTGACGTTGACGTTGAAAAGCTGGTTTACCCTTGCATGTTGTTCCCAAAGATTGACGGAGTGCGTGGGCTTAACGTTAGCGACCGCCTGGTCGGGCGCAGCGGTAAGCAATTCAAGAACCGCCTTAACACTGAGTTCTTCAGTGACCCTTGGTTTAACGGGTTTGACGGGGAGATGGTAGTTGACAAGATTACGGGATCTGAAATCTGTAACGTTACCACAAGCGCCCTCGGTACCATTAAGGGAACCGTTGAGACTAAGTGGTGTCTATTTGATTACGTCGTTGACGGGGTTAACAACCATGAACCGTATGAACGTCGCTACGCACAGTTAGTTGAGAAGGTTAGAGACCTGCATCATCGTGATCCCTCCTTGCGTGCCCGATTGTGGGTTATTCCTTATCAGGTTGTCCATAACCGTATGCAACTTGAAGCCGCTGAGCTTGCCTACATTGAGCAAGGCTACGAGGGGTTAATACTGCGGGATCCCAATGGCGGGTATAAGTATGGGCGCAGCACTGTTCGCGAGGGTAACTACCTCCGCCTTAAACGCTTTATGGACAGCGAGTTTGAGATCACCGGTATTGTACAGGGTAACACCAACAACAACGTCAAGAAAGCAAATCCCAACGGTTACGCAGAGCGGAGCACGTTAGCGGAAAACATGGTTCCGAATGGTATGGTAGGCACCCTGCAAGGTATTGCACTTGAAACAAAAGTGTTCGGGGGACGTGTGGTACTGCGGAAGGGTGACCACATTGAAGTCTCTCCTGGTAAAATGTCACACGCTATGCGGAAGCACTACTTTCAAAACCAGAACGAGTTAATAGGCGAGACGGGTAAGTTCAAGTTCTTTCCAGTGGGTGTTAAGGATAAACCACGCTTCCCTACTTTCCAGGGTCTACGCGATCTGGTTGACATGGGTTAGACCGTGAAAATATCTTGTGTTGAAGCGGGCTTGCCTGTAGCATTTAACAAGCTTAAAAAAGGAGGGTCCCATGGCCTTACAATTTACAACATCGGAACAGGCTTGCAAAGTGACGGGCGTTAAAACCTTAATCTATGGCGGAGCTGGTATGGGTAAAACCGTCCTCTGTGCTACTGCACCCGCTCCGCTGGTATTGTCCGCTGAGTCAGGTTTGTTGTCACTTAAACGCAAAAACCTGGAACGCATGTTTGGCGCTAACCATCCGAACGTGTGTTACAACATGCCTATCATCCAAATCCAAACAGTTGATGACCTTACCGATGCTTATAACTGGTGCTCCCGTAGTGCGGAAGCACAGCAGTTTCAAACCATTTGTTTGGACTCCCTTTCCGAAATTGCAGAAGTTGTCCTTAACAATGCAAAGCGACAAGTTAAAGACCCGCGTCAAGCGTATGGTGAGCTCATTGAAAAGATGGAAACCACTATAAGGCTGTTTCGGGACTTATCTAGTAAGCACGTTTACATGAGTGCTAAAATGGAACCACAAAAGGACGAGCATGGTGTGGTCAAGTATGGACCATCCATGCCCGGTTCCAAATTAGGGTTTAAGCTGTCTTACTTCTATGATGAAGTCTTCCGCTT